ATAATTACTCAATATTAAATTCAAATAGGATATATAGTTTACATCAAACATATTTTAGTGGCTATACCTTATTTAATCCAATGATAACATCATTTAAGCATGGTGACCATACGCAGGGTCAAAGTGAAACTATGCAACATGATATGACGGTTGCCTATGAAGCAGTTCATTATCTAACAGGATCGGTGGCAAATGGAGCAGTCACTGGGTTTGACCAGATACATTATGATAATACCCCGAGTCCACTTGCGAGTAGTTCTGGTGTAATGAATGCAATGGCAATGGATACCAATTTAACTGGAATGATGGGTGGTTCTACTAATTTGAGCCAATTTGCAGCTCCAATGATGGGTGGATTTAATAATTTGAATCAACTAGCCACCAATCCAATGGGAGTTGTGAATAATCTCGCAAATAATGTCTTGAATCAAGTGGCATATGCGGCAACGTCCCAGATTGGACAGGCTATAAATCATTCCATACCACAGATGGGGCAAGCTATCAGGGGTGGGCAAAATTTTCGTTCACCGATATTTGCGCCAACTGCGGCATCTATTGCGACTAATTTGTTCGCATCAGTGGCATCAACTGCGGTACATTCATTGGTGTCATCTGCTCTTATCAACATAAACAATCAGAACCGCATACGGAGATATTGAGATACCATATGGCAACAACTGGAAATTTACCCCCGACAAATACGACAGCCACAACGTCAGATTACTTTAATAATTTCTTTAATAAAAGTAGCAGTACAACCAGTGATAAGAATGCAGCACTGATTGCATTTTTCCAAGAGTTTACTGGGTCAAACGATAGCGGCATCACATTGGCGGCTACATTCTTGTATACCGCACAGAGTCAAGGAATTGACCCAATGAGTCTGTTGGACCAGATTATAAAAATGAGCAAGGCAGATTTAACTGCATATTTAACATTGATGTTGAATTTGAACAGAGTGAATACAAGCTTGTTGGGCATTGGTAATATACCACAAACTAGCAAGTACATACAGCGGACAATATTACCATGAAAACGACTATAACTGGTGGGTCAACGAAGTCACGCCCGTATGTCTATATGTGCACACATGCTACGACTGGTGAATTCTATTTTGGGTATCGTGAGAAAAACCTAAAACTGGGATTACCATCTGATGTAGATTTCCCGAAATACCAAACGTCCTCTAAAAGAGTGAAGCCCAGATTTAATGAGTTTGAGTGGAAGATTCTCGCAGAATTTGAAACTGGGGATGACGCATATGATTTTGAGCAGGAACTAATTAACGAACATTGGGACAACCCATTATTGTTGAACGGTGCTAAAAATCAGAGAGGTAACAAACGTTTTAAGAATAATATTGTTACCGAAGAAACAAAACGAAAAATAAGTATAGCAAATACTGGTAGAAAGCATTCTGCCAAAACAAAAGAAAAACTGTCAATGGACACGAAGGGTAAGCCAAAGTCAGAAGAGACCAAGCGAAAAATGTGTAAACCGAAATCACCAGAGCATGCCGCAAAAAATCGAGTGGCAAATTTGGGAAGAACAGCATCGGCAGAAACTAAATCATTAATGAGTTTTAGTAAGCAACAAAGAAGTGATGCGGAAAAGAAACTTACGTTCGACAAAATGTCGGCTAATAGGAAAGGCAAAGTTTCGGCATATGATTTATTGAATAATATTATAGTAAGAGTGGATAAATTTGAATTTGACAAATTAAAAAACACCAGATATGTTGGTATTAAGTCAAAAATTGCAATGGAGGCACGACATGGCAGGTAAATATGCACAAGGGTTCTATACCGTAAAAAACCCAGAAAAATATGTAGGTAAGAAAGCCCCGTATTGTAGGTCAAGTTGGGAAACTACATTTGCCAGTTTTTGTGACAATAACCCAGCAATTGTCAATTGGGCATCAGAGGCGATACAAATACCATATAGGAATCCAGTATCAGGAAAACAGACTGTATATGTCCCTGATTTTCTTATTGTATACACTGATGCAAAGCAGAAATTACATACAGAACTTATTGAAATAAAACCATTAAAGGAAACCACTATGGAAACTGCGAAATCTCTTCGAGACAAGTATTCGGTGGCCATCAACATGGCAAAGTGGGAAGCCGCGAAAAACTGGTGTAAAGCTAATCGTATATTCTTTCGTATACTGACTGAACATGATATTTTCATGAACACAAAACGATAAATTAGTCAAGAGTATGGAGGAAATATTATGACACAGAAACTATCAGAATTATTCAACTTACCACCTATAAACAATCAAGAAGCGATTGATACCATAGAAGAACACAGAACTATGCTATTGGACGTAGATGACGCAATTGATAAAATCAACGCTGCGCTGCCTTTCGTCCATGATTTGGATACCAGCGACAAGGAATTGGATGATTTGAGTGATTTGGCCAAAGAAAATTTCACTGATTTAATGGCATTGGGAATGAATGTCGAAGCTAGATTTAGCGGCACAATTTTACAAACAGCTGGGGTATTGTTAGGTCATGCGATAACAGCGAAACAGGCAAAAATAGATAGGAAATTGAAAACTATTGACTTACAACTTAAAAAAGCCAGACTAGATATGATGACACAAAAGAATGATGCGTCAAAGATAATGGACGCAGTTGATGGTGGCGTAATCCTTGACCGCAATGAGTTATTGAAACAGATACTAGGCAAGTAAGCATAAATAATAGTAAATACCTGAAAATAGGACAAATTATGAAGAATTTTATACAATATTTAACAGAAACTCAAAAAACATATGAGTTCAAAATCAAAATAGCAAATCTCGACCCAAGTGAATTTTGGCAAGACATTAAAGATATTTTCGAAACATATGGGTTAGAAAGTTTAAGCAAGCCCAAGAGTCATCCAATAAAAGCGGATTGCATAGATTTTCCCAGTATAAAAAACTGCCAATTATTTGTTATGGATATTGCATTGTCGTACCCGATGAATAATGACCAAATCCGTAATATCATCAGTGAACGCACCAAACTAGTGCCAGCGCAAATTGTAGTTGTGCCAAGAAATCAGCCAGAAGAAATTCGTAGATGGCATCCAGAAGAAAGTGATATCCGCCAATTTAAACAAGGTGAATCAGTTCTTGATAAACCTTACGAAGAAGTAAAAGGTGGCAAGGAAGCTGGTAAATTCTACTCTGATGCAGGTACTATTTTCAAAGAATTTACTAAAGAACCAAAGTGGGAAATTGCTGGGCATGACAAAGCTGGGGCAGATGGTAAAACCACTAATGAGATTCCAGTAAGCGATACAAGTCCTATTGGGACCAACCGAACTAAAATACCAGCTGCGGTAAAGGGAAGCAAATAATGAACAGTATATATGATATTCTAAAAATAATGAGACAGATGGAGTTGATGCCCAATCCGTTTGACAAAAAAATAGTTTCTGAAAGTAAAAGTACATCACTAGCGGAAAAGTTGGAGAAAGAATATTTTGGAGAGCAGACGCTGGCTGAGAAATCAAACTCCAAATCCCAGCAAAAATTTATGGGAATGGTCCACGCTGCGCAGAAAGGCGAAACGGCAGCCAGTCCAGAAGTTGCGAAAGTGGCAAAATCTATGAAAAAAGGTGATGCAACTGATTTCGCAAAAACCAAACATAAAGGATTGCCCGACCATGTAGCTGAAAGCCGCCATCACATCCATGACAATCATGGAACATTTGACCACATATTACAACGCTTTCCAGCAGAAGTAAAGCAATTTGAAAGAGGTGAAGAATTAAATGACCACCTATACGAAGCATTGCACGATTACTATTTTAGCATTGGTGAGATTCCATATGCTGTTGCGAAATCAAGAGAAGGCAGTCCATTTGAATGGGTGGAAAACAAATTTAGAGAAGATTTGGGAAATGGGGATGGTAATGATTTACTAGACACCCCAACAGATACTGCATTTGAAAATCCAGAATTGGATGAAATTTCCCGATTGGCTGGATTGCATACTCCCACTGTTGACGAAGATGGCGGCTATCATGTTGATACCATTAGTCCATTGGGGCATGGTGGTGAAATTGATGAAGCTAGTAATCATACCATTTGTCCAACTTGCAATGGTTCTGGCGAAGGTATGTATGATGGGTCTATTTGCCCATCATGTCATGGTACTGGTGAAGATGATAGTCATAAACATGATGAGTTTGACCCAACCGACAGCCCAGATTGGGATATACATGAATCTATTACTGACGAAAGTCAGCAAACGAAAAAGCATAGAGATGTCACATCTTCGTTAGACCGAATGATGCAAAAAGCGAAAGACAATACCAAATATGTCCCAAGACGCCCCGATGCACCAAAAGACACAACACAAGATGAGAAAGAAGTTGCAGTAAATGAAGATGTGAATCTTAATATTTCCGCAACAGGTGAAGATGATGCCCTTAACTTAATTCGTAAATTATCTGGATTGCAAACTACTGACCAACCATGTTCATGTCAACACGGCAGCGAATATGGTGCTGCTGATGAAGAAGACCCGTTCGGACAAGAATTACAAACAACTGATGACGGGTATGCTGATGATTCTGATGACGGAGTAGAAATTCTTGAAGTCCCCATGGACGAAGAACGCGACATTGAATATATCAATACTCCAAGAGAAAAAGTTGCACCATTAAGCGCAGCGTATCCAAGTGGGTCGGATATGAATAGAGCCAAGAAAAGTTACAGCGGTCAAGCATATCATGGTGATAATGCTATGGCAGAATCAAAAGAAGATGTGTTATGGCAGAAATATTCCGATATGCTGGAAGGTGTAAAAAGATGAGAATTGGCGAAATAATTTTGGAAATAAAAGATACAGGGGTTAGTGCCGCTGATATGCCAGATGAACATACTTCTGCACTCAAAGGAGGCATATCTATGCCTGATATCAGCATGAACAAATCCAGTGGTAGCCCCTATTTGCAATATCGTATGGGCATTGCGATGGCTGGTGCGCCAGATTTCCCGACAAAAGCCGCTGGGGCTTTTGCAGGTGACCCAATTCTATCTACATATACTGATGAAGAATTGGAGATAATCAACGCAGCCGCCCAATCTGTTGGGGCTGGTCGTGTGACGAAAATTAGTGATAACCGTAGCACAGAGTTGAATAACACGAATAAAACCAGCCCAGTTAGAGTCAAACAAACAAACCAATATGGAGTTTAATCTACATAAATCATTTGATTCAGCCAAGAGGGAATACTCTTATAGGACTGAAAGTCAAGTCGACAATTTAATACCAGATACCTTTATTGACCCAAGTGACCCAATTCATCAACTTAAACAATTATCTGGTATTGCCAATCCCGGTTATTTGCAAGAATACAAAGATGTGCCAGTAAGTCACAACACAATGCTATCTGACGCAGCACGGAAAATACAATATCAAAATGATAATAATGTTCAATCTGGAACCCCAGAGTGGTTTCGCCTCTGGTTCAGTAAACCTTAACTACTACCGACTATGAAACACCCTATACACGCAAATTCGGGCAACGCCAATCAAACTCTTTTTTGGAGTGGGTCAGACCAGTTGGAGTTGTGGCAATCCAACATGAAAAAAACCCCACAATTTTTCAAAGACAATGGATGGGATACGGAAGATGCGATTGAATACCAATATAATTCACATGGATTCAGATGCCCGGAATTTACGGACGAGCCATGCTATATAGTGCTTGGTTGCAGTTTTGTTGAGGGAGTTGGGCTGCAATCCCATCAAACTATCCCACATATATTGTCAAATTTACTAAATTCTCCTGTGATGAATCTTGGGGTTGGCGGATCGAGTAATGATACCAGTTTTAGACTGCTTGACCATTATATCAATAAATTAAATGTACGGGGGGTTTTTTTACTAACCACATTTACTGATAGATGTGAGCTGATACTCGATGACGTTCCTGTTGTGTATACGCCAATGACAGCACCACATCAGCGTGACCACATATATTTGCGATGGCTTATGTCAGAGGCGAATCAGGAAAACAACCGAACAAAAAATCTATATGCTATGCGTCATCTATGCTCAGTCAATGATATCAAAATAGTTGAGTATGATGTGACAGATACAATATTTACCAATATTATTGGTAGAGCAAGAGATATGAGTCATCCATGTGGTAAAACAATGAATGCATGTGCGAACAAATTCTATGAGATGTGGAATACCTAATGGCAAAATCATTGGAAGGGGTGCTTGTAAAAAAAGCACATATAACGGAATCATTTACGCACGAACACATAATAGAATTTGCAAAATGCGCTGACCCAATTACTGGACCAGAATATTTCATGTCAAATTACTTTTATATACAGCACCCAACACGCGGTAGTATGCTGTATCAACCATATGAGTATCAACAACGCTTAATTCATACATATCATAATTACCGATATAGTATTAGTTTGATGCCCAGACAAACAGGAAAATCGACCAGTGCCGCAGGGTATCTACTATGGTATGCAATGTTTGTACCAGATAGCACAATACTAATAGCAGCTCACAAGTACACTGGTTCACAGGAAATTATGCAGCGTATTCGGTATGCTTATGAAAGTTGCCCAGATTTCATTAGGGCAGGTGCAGTGAGTTATAATAAGGGCAACATAGATTTCGACAATGGTAGTAGATTAATATCAACTGCGACAACAGAAAATACTGGTCGCGGATTGTCGATTTCATTACTATATTTAGATGAGTTCGCATTTGTCAGGACATCTATTGGTAGAGAATTTTGGACATCTATTGCGCCAACATTGTCGACTGGTGGTAAATGTATTATCACATCAACACCAAATTCTGATGAAGACCAGTTTGCCACACTTTGGAAAGGTGCGAATAAATGTATCGACCAATATGGAAATGACACCGATTTGGGCATCAATGGATTCAAATCATTCCAAAGTCATTGGCGTGAACATCCAGATAGAGATGATACATGGGCAACAGAAATGCAATCACAATTGGGGGAAGACAGATTCCGCCGCGAAATGAATTGTGAATTTCTTATCTGGGAAGAAACCTTGATAAATCCAGGTCATTTGCTTGAATTGGAGGGAACAGAACCAATAGAACGGCAAGGACAAGTTCGCTGGTATAAGAAACCAAGTTCTCAATACACCTATATGGTGGCATTGGACCCAAGTTTAGGCACAGGCGGTGACCCGTCCGCAATTCAAATTTTTGAATTGCCTTCATTGATACAAGTCGGTGAGTGGCAACACAATAGAACCCCAATACAGCAACAAATAAGAATTATGACAGAGATTACCAAATATCTGTGTGATGTAGTATCGCCCACCAGTGTATATTATAGTGTTGAAAATAATACATTGGGTGAAGCTGCACTTATAAGTATATCTGAACTTGGGGAAGAAAATATTAAAGGTATATTTTTGAGCGAGCCTCGTAGAATTGGGGGTGGTGCAAGGCATCGTAAAGGATTCACTACGACTAACAAAAGCAAGTTGAGCGCATGCGCCAAAATGAAGCATTTGATAGAAACGCAGCGTCTCACTATCAACAGCAAGAACCTTATATCCGAGCTGAAAACATTCGTAGCGAATGGTCCAAGTTATGCAGCGAAGATTGGCGAAACCGATGATTTGGTAATGGCGTTATTATTGGTGGTTCGGATGGCGCAAGAAATGCAAAATTATGATGCACATTTAGATAGAACATTGAAGGATAACATGGATTCTGTAATTGAACCAATGCCCTTCAT